AGTTAATAGAGGATATTTTGTACGAATACAGAGACAGTATTCTAAGGGCGACCGTAGATTTAGACATAGAACGAAAGACAAGCGAATAGGGGAACATTATGTACCAGTCCGTAAGAAAAGTAGACGGAGAAGTAGTTAAGCAAGATGAAATGCAAAGCCTTTATGAAGGACTAGCTACTAAGCATCGTAATTTATTTATATATGGAACTATAGTAGGACCGATAGATAGGGTGGATAATTGGAATCCTGGTTTTACCGCCGATACCATTATAGCCCTTAGTTTAGAGGATTCTAAAACACCTATAGTTCTACATATTGACTCACCGGGAGGTTCGGTGAGGGACGGATTGAGATTGATAGATGTAATGAAAACAGTTGAGGCTCCGATCTGGACAATTGGTTCTAACTGTTACAGCATGGGGGCTATGTTATTGGCTGCGGGGGAACAGGGACACAGGTATGTGTATCCTCATGCCCACACCATGTTACATTTACCATCTGGAACTACTAGAGGGGATGCGAAGCAAGTAGAGATACAAAGTAAAGAGATGCAAAAAGTCAAGAGAACTTTGGTCGGATTGATAAAGGAGTGGGGAGTATCTAAAGAAGAACGAACTATAATGAAAGATATAGACAGGGAATTTTATTTAGATGCAGAGGAAACTATAGAGTACGGATTGGCAGATAAGTTTATTACTCAAAATACTTTTAAGGGGAAATAACCCAGAGGCTTAATGAACGAATTCACCTTACTTAGGGTGTGTAGAGACATAAAGGATCATAGTGTTACGAATGATGAAATAAAACATCTAGTAAAAGATGTTTCCACTCGAACTTTATCGTTTCCTAAGACTAATAATTTTACATCTTCCGCAGATTTTCTAGTTAACACAGCTTCTCAGTTTTCACTAGATAAATCTTTTTTTACTAGGGCGTATCCTCAAGGGGATTACCCCTATTTCTCTAAAGCTATGCAGGACTATATAGAGGAAGATGAAATTTCGGAAGAAGATGAAGTTCAAAAATCTGTATATCTAGACTTCTCAGATACCCAAACAAGTGAACTTCTAAACCTATCTAAAGCCGCCCCCTCAGGGGGAATGACGACTAAAGGCAGTATCAAAGACGCTATTGATGAATATGAACGGTTATATAAAGCCGGATTCTCTACTGGCGCAGAAATTTTAACTCTATCTAGATATTATCCTAAGAATAAAGTATATGCTCAACTAGCTGGGGATGTACTAGAAAACGGTGAACCTATGGTGGTCGGCGGACCCGCATCAGTTGAAATGGTTGATAGGGAAGGACACCTTATTACCATGGATGCCATGGACAGAGCCTTTAGGAAATTTATGGGGAACATTAGAACCCGAAACGCCATGGTACTCCACTCTGACGTACAAGTAGGTTGGGCATTACCCGCATATATAAATAAGGCAGGGCAAATATTTAAGAGTGGTGTATTTGAAAATCATCTGTTCTTTATAACTGAAATGCGTAACGACACCAAAATTGCTGATAGAGTAAAAGAGCAGGTAAAAGAAGGGCGAATACGAAGTTATTCAATCGCTGGATCTGCCCTAAATACCGATTCGGAATTGATACAAGAAAAAGGAAAAGATAAAATTGTAACTAAGGTAACTGAGCTAGAATTAGCTGAAGTTACTGTATGTGAAAAAGGTGTAAACGAAGGGGCGCACTTTAATTTACTGAAAGCTCACGGTTCCGAAAAATCTGGAACTTGTATAGATGGAAGTTGTCTTATAAGTATTGAAAAGGAACAAGCTGGACCTGGTTCAGGAGTTGCTAGCGGGGGAGTAACTGGTGGGAACTATAACAAGTTCTATGGCGGATTTGACCCCGACAAAGATTTGCCTAATGCAGGGAAAACGGTAGAAGAATATTCTTTATCTATGGACAACAATACTCAAGGAAGTATGTCCCCTGGATTAGAGTCAACTTCTGAGTATAATGAAGATAAGGTAGAAGAAGTTATTGAATATGATGAAGAGTTAAATAAACGCCTACAGGAGGTTTTTAAAATGGTTACGGGAAAAAGTTCCTCTTTGGAGCGACTTAAAAGTTTTGTAAAGGCTGAGGTTGGACCAAAAGGTACTTTGACCGACATTTACGATACTCCAGAGGAAATTATTGAAGAAACTGAGAAAATTCGAGAAAAATATGGCTGGCCTAAAGAGAAGGAAGCCCTAAATGAATTGAAGGATATGAAGAATAATCCTGAATCTAGGGGAACTACTCAGCGTGGAACTGCTGTAACTACGTCAGGAGAAGACTATCAAACTCTAGACATAAATAAGTCTGAGGACTGCGGGTGTAACTAATGACAAAGCTCCTCCTAACCGAGCTATTCCCTAATTTTGTAAAAAAATCTCAAACTCAACGTTTAGCCAAAGGACCGTTTGGTGAGGGATTAGATGCTGCGGAATTGGAAAAAGCTAGGGTTTACTTAAAACCTGGCGAACAAGCTCCTGAAGGAGCGAATGTACAAACGGGTCCTCAGGGTGGACAGTATTATGACGAAGGTGGCGGTGGAGCTAGCGCAGGTGAAGGACAACCAAGCGAAGTTGCCCCAGGTCCCGATGACATGGCGGATCGTCAGCAAGCTGCTGTAGATCAAATGCAGCAAATAAATCAGCAAAGAATGGCTGAATACCAAGATGCTCAAGCGGCAGGACCGGAAGCTTTAGCAGAGTGGGAAGCAAGTGACGCACAACGCAAAGAAGGGGAAGCCGCAGCACGAGCAGACATAGAGGGACTTCGAGATGCTAGGGCGCAAGGTCCTGAAGCCGAAGCAGCCTATAAAGACAAGAGAAAACAGGAAGAATCGGAAAAATATCAAGCATTGGTAGCTAAGGTTGAAGCGGAACTTCCTAATACTGTAATAGAAGACGGACCTCTCAAAGGTAAGACATTCGGTGAAGTAGACCAAGAACTCCAAGAGTTTGCCGCTAAGGTTGACATGGAAATAGGAGCAAATCGAGAAAAAGTAGCTAAAGTAACTGAACTTCTATCTGGTCAGTCTCAAGAGCAACGACAAGAAGGTATAGATGCTGCCATGGCTGACATTGAGGCTAGAAGGGCGCAGAATGAAGCAGAAGCCGCAGGACCTCCTGACGTATCCGAACCTGCATTTGATGGACAAGGTAATATACAAACACCGGGGAGCGATCCCTACCCTATTAGCGAACTTACTGGTTCAGACGAAGAAGCTGTAAATGCGCTTGGAGAACAATATCAACAAGAAGGTGGATCTAATCCAGCCGAATTACTTTCTGGTTATGACGGACCTCTAACTGAGGATGGGGTACAAGAGTACATGCAGGATCAAGCAAAATATGAGGATGCCTTCATATCAGATAATGATTATCAAAACGCTATAGATTTTGCTAGTTGGGTTGGTGAAAAAGCAGGTTCGGGACCAAATCCTCAGACTCTCGATAGTCCAGATGGATTGGATTGGGAGCGTAGCGGGTTCGATCAAGAGGATTTCCATGATGCCATTATCGAGGCTCAAGGTAGTGTACACAACACAGAAATGGGATATTCAGGGGCGCAGAATTGGATGGAGGAGAATGGAATAGATATCAACTCTCCACTAGGATACAAGTTATATGACTATGCGGATAGGTATTCGAGGGAACGAGCGCAAGATGCCGCAGACTACTACGGGGAGGATTATGCTCTCATGGAAAAGATGATGCAGAAATACAATGTGGATAACAAGAGGCGTGATCCAATAGTGCTGTCCAACAAGGGCGGTAGGCAAAGATAAGAGGAGACAACTATGCTCGCATTTATAAGTAAATTACTTCCAAAGGAATATCAAGGGTTATTGGCTTTAGGTCAACAAATCTTTGCTAACTTGGACACCAAGGAGGAACGGGCGGACGCTTTAGCTTACATTAAGGAAGCTTTGTCTGATGGTCAAGTAACCGTTCCAGAGTGGGGTCGGATTGGCGGTAAGTTAGGCATTCTCAAAACCCGTAAAAAGAAATAAATGTCTAAAATCAAAGAATATTTTCCAATTCCCCTAATTTTGTTTGGAGGAATTATGGCAGATATTTCTCAGGATATACTTCCTGACATTATTACCATACAAGTAATAGCGTGGGTTTCCGTAGTGGTAGGAGGCATTGGGCTAGCTAGAATCGTGTGGAATAAAGTCAAGTGGTTTAGCGACTCATAGGAGGCATAAGAGTTGTCTATCTCAGAACCTTGGGAATCCCGTGATAGGAAAGTTAAAAAACGTCGGAGTATAAAAAATATGAACAGAACTTACACTCCTGTCAAGTCTAAAAAAGAACAAAAACCACGAGTTTCGGAAAATAGGAAACTATCAGAGTTGGATTTTGACGAAATCTTCAAGTTGTAAGTTCATTTCTCCCTAACTTATGTATAATAACAATAGACAAGATAAAGCAGTTGCTTTGGCATCTGCTTTTTTATTTGTTATTTCGCAAAAATACGAGGGAGTGCGGCGAGTCCACCCTCCAAAGCGATAGAAAGGTTACGGACAAGATTTTATTCTCTTTGGAGGAATATAATGACGGATCAAAACGATATGCTGAAGGGCAATACTCTTGCCTTAGAAGCTATTGCAGAGCAGCTACAGAAGTCTAACGACTTGTCGGCTGTCCTTGCGGCTCGGTTTGCAAAAGAAGATGAAGAGAAGAACGAGAAAGAGAACGAAGAGGCTGAGGCTGTTGCCAAAGCTGCATTTACTAAAGAAATTGTAAAGGCAGTCGGGAATGCTTTCGGCTTTACTAAAGGTGACGAGGCTCCCTCAGGAGAATCACCTCAAGGTATGCCAGTTGACGACTACAACCCAAAGTCAGTTTCTAGCGATGCTACTCCGCCACCTGCGGATACAGAGGAAGATGCTGACCCTAACACCGATACTGAAACCGTTCAGCAGCCTATTGCTGCTGGTGGCGACATTAGTATACCTAATGTTCAGAAACAGGAATTCCCTGTCAACGGTAATGGTAATGGTAATGGCGCAGAAGAGTATCCTCAGGTAGAGGAAGAAGGCGTTGTGGCTGATGAAGAAGTTGACTTGGCTTACATGAAAGCTCAATTGACATCCATGGCGAAAGCCATAACTGACCTTGCTAAGGCTCAGTCTACCACTGACGGTGCGGTTGCTAATGCAGTCGAGAACCAAATGCGGAAGATTGGCTGGAAAGAAGCTGAGGTTGGCGGACGACCTACGAGCAGGATTCTCCCAGATGTGGGCGACCCTCTTCAGAAAGCAGCGGAAATTGGTGAACAGGTTGCCGAAGGTAACTTTGACCCCGAAGCCGTTGTAGACCAACTTACCAAGATGAGTTACGCTGACATGGCAGAAATGCAGGTCAGTATGCAGGGACAAGGCGACTCTTTAACGGGTATCCTTTCTCAGCCCTCAAAGTAATACAGGAGACTTTATAGCTAATGGCTACTAATCCATCACTATTTCAGTACTTCAGTCAGGCGCAACGTGGCCGTGGTTTGCTTGAGAACGTCTTCGGACCGGATTTCATGCAGAAGCAGTCATATTTTACGGTTGACTCCGCTACTGGGATATTCAATGCCACATACGGACGCAAAGTGTGGCATGCTTTGAACAACCAGACTCGATTCTGGAATGCCCTACCCCGTGTGGTATGGGGCAATAGCGTTGGTTGGCGTGTAAGGACCGACCGTGGTTCTGGGCGTTCTCGTCCGATCACGGAAACGGGAACTCTCCCGACCGTGGACATCTCAAATATTGAGAATGTTCAGTCTCTACCAAGAATCGTAGGTACAACCTTCGGTGCGGCTGTGAAGGCGATCTTCACCGCTAACCTTGAGGGTGGTGCTGGCGATATCCTTGCGATGGAGCATGAAAATGCAGAAATTGACCACGTAAAGGAAATCAATGAAGAACTCCTTGCTGGTTCTGCTTACTTGACCTCTGCTGGTGCAACCACTACTTTTACTGTTCCTGCCTCAGTTGCAAAGAACTTTAAAATTGGTGACGCAGTTTCGCAGTGGGACAATTCAGGTAGTGATTGGGATCGCACAACTGGTTCCGCAGTTTCCGCAGTAAACACCACAACTGGTGTTGTGACTGTGGCTTCTGGCACAACTTTCGCAGACAGCGACGTTGCTGCGGTTTACAGTCGTGCAGGTATGACCTCAATTGACGATATCGTTTCTGAAGACGGTATGGCAGTTGGTGGTACTTCTCACGCTAACTTCTCCGCCAACGGTGGAGTTCGAGCATACAACCTAACGTATGCTGACCGTGTTTCTGGTGCGTGGAATGCTGGTGCTTCGGTCCAGTATAACTCTGGTACAGGCCGTGACCTGTCGTTGAACCTTTTGGACAACGCAATCATGAACATTCGTAAGAATGGTGGTGAGCCTAACCTCATCCTCATGGGTCATGACCAGTACTTCAAACTTGAACGACTTTTGAACTCTCAACAGAGGTACTTAGGTCAGGAAGAGTTTGAAGTTGGTGTCGGTGATGAGCGAACATTCCCAGGTACTCGAACAGGACTTGTCCTCTCGACTTACCTTGGTATTCCGATTCTTACTGACAACGACTGTCCTGTTTCAGTTTCTTCTGCTGACGCAGTTCTTGGTCAGAACATTTATGTTCTTGACACAGACTCAGTGGAAATTGCTGTAGCACAGCCGACTCAGTATGTTGAAAACCGT